AACAGAATTAGGTAAAACTATTCAAGAATTACGTTCTCTTATTACAGAAGAAGAACTTATATATTGGGCTGGATATTATGAAGTTAAGAATGAAAGAGAAAAAAAAGAATTAAATCGCCAAAAGACAAATAGAGGGTAATATATAATAAAGGCTTTTTTTATTTGTGGCACAGGCTAATGTAAAACTTACAGTTGATGCAACGCAGGCCACTAGAGCATTACAAGGCGTACAAAATAAAACTACTAAATTAAATGGCGGTATAAATAGATTAAAGACAGCAATTGCTGGCGTTGGTTTAACAGTTTTAGCAAGACAGGCAGTAAATACATCAGCCAATTTTGCGAAATTAAATGTAAGGTTGGGACTATTAACGAAGGCTTCAGGAACTTTCGCAAGATCACAAGAAATAGCGGCAGAAGCACAAAAATCATTCGGATTGAGTGCAACAGAAGCGCTTGAAGGTATTACAGATATTACAGCAAGATTACAACCTTTGGGAGTTGGCGTTGAAGATATTAGAACTACATTTATCGGATTTAATACAGCGGCAAAACTGGCGGGGGCGTCAGCAATGGAATCATCTAACGCATTTAGACAGTTAGCACAAGCGTTAGGTTCTGGACGTTTACAAGGGGATGAATTTAGGTCGATTGCGGAACAGGTTCCGACTCTTTTAGCACCTATTGCAAAAGAATTAAATACAACAGTTGGAGGATTAAAGAAATTTGCTTCTGAAGGAAAATTAACAAGTGATGTTGTTATCAGGGCATTAAAAAAAGTAGAAGTTGATGGCGCGGCTTCGCTTAAAGCATTATTAGAGAATGATCCAACACAAGTATTCAAAGACTTAGGAAATGAAGCTGAAAACTTATCAAGAGCATTTGGGGATTTATTAGCCCCTGCTGTTTTACCTGTGATAAAAGGAATTACAGAATTAACTATTGCTGCAACTGATTTGGTTAATTCACCAATAGGAAAAACTGCTGCAATATTTACAGCGATTGCTTTAGCAGCAAAAGGTGTTGCAATAATTATTCCTGTTGTAACCGCGGGATTAATTTCTTTGGCTGCGGCAGGAGGACTTGCTACTGTTGCCTTAAATGCAATACCGTTTGTTGCTATTGCAACTGCAATAGGAGGTGTAACAACTGCAATTATTAAACAAAGAGAAGAGCAGAAAAAATTTAATGATGTAGTCAATGAAGGATCAGAAGAAGAAATCAACAAGCTTCTTAAAAAACAAGAAGAGATTAGAAAAAGTCTTGTAAAAAGATTAAATAATGCAAATGGAAGAAAAAAAGAAAGTGTACAAAGAACACTTGATGAAGTTAATGCAGATATAGCTTTACTTGAGGGAAGAAATAATATTCTTGAAAAAGAAAAAGAAATTACAAAAGAAAAAGAAAAACAAAATGAAGCAAGTAAAAAAATTCAAGAAGAACAGAAAAAACAAGAAGAACAAACTAAAACATTAAAAGAAAAATATATGGAGATTGGTAAATCTATTGAAAGCGGTGTTGTTCAAAACCTTACTGATGCCGCAATGGGAACTCAAACTCTTGGACAAGCTGCAATCAGTGTATTAAATGATTTGAAACGTAAACTTATAGAAGTTGCAATTCAGCAAGCAGTAACTGGTTTAGGTGATTTTTTAGGTGGTGCTTTGACAAGGATTTTTACAAGAGGACAAAGTGCATCTAATGGTATTAGAAAAATAGACCCGACACAATTTGATCATAGAGGCAGAAAAGCCAATGGCGGGCCAGTATCTGCTGGTGGTGCATATTTAGTTGGTGAGCGTGGCCCTGAGATTTTGCAGATGGGTTCTAAAGGTGGCAATGTTATTCCAAACAATGCAATCGGTGGAGGTGTTACTAATATGGTTACAGTAAATGTTGATGCTTCTGGTACTTCTGTTCAAGGTGATGGATCAAGTGCTGATCAGCTTGGTCAATTAATCGGTGGTATAGTTCAATCAACACTGATTCAAGAATCTAGAGCTGGAGGTTTACTAAATAGATAATGGCAACTTTTCCTTCAATCACTCCTACTTATGGGATGAGAAAAAAAAGCAAACCAAAAGTAAAGGTTTCACAGTTGGGTGATGGTTATGAATTTAGGGCGTTACTAGGACTTCCATTAACTCAAGACCCTAAAGTGTATGATCTTACTTTTAACGTGTCTGAAACCGAATCAGATGTCATTGAAGCGTTTTTGAGAAGCAGAGTAAACGATCAGGCAAGTTTTACATTTACACCACCAGCAGAAGGGTTCACAAAAACAGGTACATATTCACAAAGTACTACAACTGTGACTATTGCAATCACCTCGCATGGAGTTGCAATCGGTGATATTTTGACTATTGACTACACATCTGGATCTGCAACTGATGGAAGTTTTGCTGTTGCTACTGTTATAAATGATAATTCGTTTACTGTTACAGCAGCTTCAAGCGCGACAAATAGTGGTAATGTATCAATCACATTATCTGGTGCTGGACAATATGTTTGTGATTCTTGGACAAAATCAATACCTTATAACAATAGAGCAATAATAAATACTACTTTTAGGGAGGTTTTTGAACCATAAATGGGAAATCCTACAACCGAACTACAACAACTTACAAACAAGTCAATAATTGAGTTGTTTTCTGTCGAATTAAAACCTGATGTTCATTATGTAAAATCAGCAAAAACAAACTGCGCTTATACACAAAGCGGAACCGAAATTGAGATAACACTTAATTCACATGGATTTACTGTCGGCACAATTTTAACTTTAGATTTTCATACTGGTGGCGCGGCTGATGGGATATATACAATACAAACTGTTGCCACAAATACTTTTACTGTGACTGCTATAGTTTCAGCAACTATTTCAGGAAGCAATACTGTTTCATTCAATATAAATTCAGTATCTGCAAATCCTACTGTTTATCTTTTTCATGCTGGAAATAACATGAAAGATAGTACCGACATAATATGGCAGTCCAATACCTATTCAAGAATGCCTTGTAAGGCAGAGGGTTTTAAATATACAGGTAAGGGTAAGTTGCCAAGACCAACAATAAGTTTTTCTAATTTGTTAGGTACTATTACAGCAATAATACAACTTACAAATAATGCTACAGTTCTTCCCTTTACTGATCTTGCTGGTGCAAAAGTTACAAGAAGAAGAACACTTTCGAGGTTTTTAGATGAAGCAAATTTTCCATCAAATATAAATCCTTATAAAGTAGGATCTGTTGACCCTACAGCAGAATTACCACAAGAAATTTATTATATAGAACGTAAAGTTGTGGAAAATAGAGATATTGTACAATTTGAATTAGTTTCAACTTTTGATTTAACAGGTATAGGAGCACCAAAAAAACTTGTAACAAGAGAAGATTTTGCGGGTGTCGGTACATTTGTTAATTTTTAATTATGAGTTGGAAAGAGTCCTTTAAAAAATATGCAAAAAAACAAAGCCCTAATGAAGCTTGTGGATTGCTTGCCATAATAAAAGGCAAAGAAACTTTTTGGCCTTGTAAAAATTTAGCTGAAGGTAAGCATGAATTTTTTGTGCTTGATCCTGATGATTGGGCAAATTGTGAAGATACAGGCGAGATTATGGGTGTAATACATAGCCATCCCAAAGGTGCAGCAACTCCATCAGAAACAGATAAAGCAGCCTGTGAGCATTTAGGTTATCCGTATTATATTTATAGTATTGAACATAATCATTGGGAATTTTTTAAACCTTCTGGATGGAAAACACCATCATTGATAGGTCGTAGATTTATATGGGGAAAACATGATTGCTGGAGTGTTGTTGCAGATTGGTATTTAGAAGTAAAAAATATAAAACTTATGGATTGGAAAAGACCAAAAAAAATAAAAGACTTTTTATCTAAACCCGAATTTGCAGAAGCGTTGCCAAAAGGTGGTTTTGTAAAACAACCTACAAATAACAATGTACAAGTTGGTGATGTATTGTTGTTTAGATCAATTACAGGTAACTTAGATCATGTTGCTGTTTACATTGGCGATATGATGATTTTGAATCATAATATAAAAGCTTTAAGTTGTAGAGAGCTTTTTGATTTAAGATATCAACAAGCACTTAATGGGGTTTATAGATATGCACCTTAAAAAAATAAAAGTATATGGAAAGTTAAGGCAATTTTTAGGTCAATCGTATTTTGAAGCTGCTGTAAAATCACCACAACAGGCGTTTGCTTTTTTAAAGGCAAATTTTGAAGGAATTGAAAAACATATGAATGATCAGTTTTATAAAATCAAGATGGGGGGTCGTGTTGTTACAGAAGAATTTTTAACAATGTCAGGTCAGGGGGATATTCAAATTATCCCTATAGCAACAGGGGCTGGGCCTTTTGTTCTTGGATTAGGTTTAGTTGGTGCCGGTGCTGCTGTTTCTGCTACTGGATTTTTGACAAGCATAGCGATAGCAGGGACAACTCTAGGAGCTATTGTTGCAACTACTTTAACTACTCTCGGTGTCAGTATGATTATTGGAGGTGTCGTTGATATGTTAGCTCCAACACAACCAGCATCAAGTATATCTCAAGTAGGTGATACTGATCCAAATATTAGAGGTTCTTATAGTTTCAGTGGTATTCAAAACGTTGCTAATGCCGGTGTTCCTATTCCTATTATTTATGGTACTGCCTTTACAGGTTCAATTATAATTTCAGCAGGTTCTGACACAGCACAAGTCAAACGCCCTACAAATACACAAACATAGAAAATGCCTAGATTAGTTGACGATCAGTTATTTGGAAGAGAACCAAATATTGTTGACCCTGATCTAATTGAAAAAGGTTTAAGAAGTAAACAGTTTGCAACGATTTTAGATTTGCTTGGGTACGGGGAGATTCATGGAATACATGATCCAGAAGGTGATGGGACAAGTACATTTAGGAAAAGTATATTTTTAGATGGAACACCAATACAAAACTCTGATGGTACAGAAAATTTCACAGATGTAGAAGTACATATAAGAAATGGTACTTCTGATCAAACTGCTGTCCCTGATATTAATGGCGTAGAAAGCACAATTCCTGTCGGAGTAGCCCTTACAAATTCTCCTTTTACTACACCAAAAACAGGAACTTATACCCTTGCAGGGAGTGGTGGACAAACTGTAAGCGGTGTAACTCTTGGCCCAAACCAGATGCTTGTTGAAATTTCAAGTCATGGATATTCTGTCGGTGAGGTCGTGCAATGGGAAAATACAACAGATACTGCCACTGTTCAAACTGATAATCCACAGACACAAAATATTCTTTCCATACCAGATAGTGGAAAATTTGTAATCAATACAACTTTTGAAGATACCTCTTTTCAAAATGGAGCTTGTACTGTTAAAACAAGTGTTGGTTTGTCTAGATCAATTACAAATACAAGTGTTGATAAAGTCAGAGTGACAATGCAGTTTCCATCTTTACAAGAATTTAAAGATAATGGCGATATTGTAGGAGCGGAAGCAAAAATTTCTATAAGAATTACAGAAAATAATGGAAATATAAGAAACCCTGTTATTCTGGATGTCACAAACGGAAGGGCTACAAGTCCATACGTTAAAGATTATGAAATAGAATTTTTTACAGAGGCAAAATATTTTGTAACTTCTGGAGTTGTAAAAATTAATTTAGATAATCATGGGTTTTCACAGGGAGACAGTTTAGCCTTAGATTTTAGAGAGGGTGGTTTAAATGGCATTGCCGGTACAACAACAGTTTCATCTGTTACTGATGCAAATAATTTTAATATCGTATTTAATAATCCACCAATACAATTTGGTGATGTTAATGGTCAACAAGTTCTAATAACAGATCAACTTCAATTTCCAATCGTTTTAAGTGTTATCAGAAACACAGCAGATGGAACGGACTCTAGATTACAAAACAGCACTAACTGGTTGTCATATACAGAAATTCAAACAGATACAAGTACATATCAGGGGTTTGCTTATGCAGCAATAAGATTTAATGCACAGGAATTTCAGTCATATCCTAAAAGAATGTATCGTGTTAAAGGTACAAAGGTAAAAATACCAGATACAAATGGCGGTCTGACACCAATAGTAGTTCACGACCAAGCACAAGCAGATTCTTTAGGGCTTGGTACTGTAGATAGTTTTGGATTTATACATTATCCAACTGGATATCAATTTAATGGAACCTTAAAATCAACAAAAGAGTGGACAAGTGACCCTGCTTGGATTTTATTTGATATTTTGACTACAGATAAAGGTTTTGGAGGGTCGGAAGGGTTTATAACAGAAGATCATCTAGATGTATTTTCATTTTATTCAGCAAGTGCTTACTCAAGTACTTTAATTTTTGATCCAAGAACACAGACAACAGAGCCTAGATTTAGTTGTAATGTTGTTCTTAATAAAAAAAATGATGCCTATACCTTAATAAATGATTTATGTTCTGTAATGAACTCTATGCCTTTTTATGGTGTTGGGACATTACAACTTGCACAAGATCGTCCTACAAATACAACTACAAATGTATCAGAACCGCAATATATTTTTAACCTTTCAAACGTAACAGAAGAGGGTTTTACATATCAGGGTTCAGGAAATAGAACAAAATTCACTGCTGTTGAGGTGTCCTATTTTGATAATGAAACACAACAGATAGATTTTGAGAGAGTAAATTTTGGAACTGGTATCACAGATAAATTAGGCTTTGTAAGAAAAACATTAAAATCTTTTGCCTGTACTTCCAGAGGTCAGGCCAACAGATTAGGTAGGTGGTTTTTATATTCGCAACTGTATGAAGCAGAAGTTGTTTCATTTACGACAACATTAGAAGCTGGTGTAATAGTAAGACCTTCGACAATCATAGGGATACAAGACCCTGTAAAAGCTGCTGTTCGCAGAGGTGGTCGTATTAATTCTGTAAATGACAGTCAAGGTGATGGAAATATAGATCAAATTATTGTTGACGATGCAAACAATACTGATTTAACAGCAGCAAATTCCGCAAGTTTATTTGTAGTAATGCCTGATGGTACAACTGAAAGCCGTAATATATCTTCTATTTCTGGAACAACAATAACTGTATCTTCTGCTTTTTCTGCATCACCACAGGCAAACTCTGTTTGGGCTATTGAAAACAATACAGTTGAATTACAAATTTTTAGAGTTATTTCTATTGAAGAAAAAAATGAATGTGAATATACAATAACAGCTTTATTTCATGCACCAGATAAATATGATTTTGTAGAAAATTTAGAAGTGCCAGAAACAAGAAATATAACAACCATTTTAAAAGAAAAACCAGCACCAAGTAATTTAACTGCTGGAGAACAAATTGTTACTTTAAATAATCGTGCTGTTTCAAAAATATTTCTTAGTTGGGGATCTGTACAAGGTGTAAAAGAATATTTATTAGAATTTAATCGTGATAATGAAAACCCACAAACTGTAAGATTATCAAGACCTAGTTTTGAATTGTTTGAATCAGAATTAGGAACATATACATTTAAAGTAAAATCATATAATGCTTTAAATAAATTAAGTAGAGATACATCAGAGATTGAATTTATTGCACAAGGAAAAACAGCACTGCCTTCAGATGTACAAAATTTATCAGTTGAAACTATTGATGAACATTTTGTAAGACTTAAGTTTGACGCCTCCCCAGATATTGACGTAACACATGGAGGCACAGTAATTGTGAGGGCTTCAAGCAATCCTTCGGGTAGTGGATCTTTTGGACAAGGTAATACTCTTGCAATACTTTCAGGTAATGTCACAGAAGCAACTGTTCCAAATATAAAAAATGGTGAATATATTTTAAAATTTAGAGATGATGGGGGACGTTTAAGTGCAAATGAAACATCTGTCATATTTAACACCCCAAACCCATTCCCAAAAATAATTGTTCTTGCAGATAGAGAGGATCTTGACACCCCTAAATTTGGCGGAACAAAAACAAATTGCTTTTTAAGTGATAGTCTTAATGGTTTAGTTTTAGACTCAACAACACAAGTTGATTCTGTTATAAATGTTGATGAAATTTCAGATTTTGATTTTAGTGGCCCTATTTCAAGTTCTGGTGTTTATGAATTTGCAAATACCTTAGATTTAGGAGGTAAACAAGATATTAATTTAACAAGACATATTATTTCTCAAGGATTTCTGCCTAATAATTTAATTGATAGCAGAACAGGAAATGTTAATACATGGACTGATTTTGACGGTAATAAGAGTGAAGATGTTGATGCTGAATTATTACTTGCTCATACTGATTCTGACCCTGACACTTCAACTGCTGGAACTTACGCAATATCTGGGACAACAATTACTATCACAAAATCATCACATGGATATTCTGTTGGAAGTTTTGTAACTGTTGATTTTACTTCTGGTACAGGCGTGGATGGTGATTATGAAATTAAAACAGTGACAACAAATAATTTTACTTTAACTTCAGCAACATCTTTATCTACTAGCGGTAATTGCAATTTTAGTGCTGAGTTTACAAAATTTATTCCTTTTGTTAATTCTACTTATACAGCAAGAGGATTTAAATTTAAACTGAATTTAACAAGTAATGACCCTGCACAGTCTATTGAAATTGACCAACTAGGATATACAGCAGAATTATTCAGCAGAACAGAAACAAGTCTTGGAAATTCTGGTGCTACAAATGGATTGATTGCTTCTGGAACTTCAGCAAAAACAGTGACTTTTACTGATCCTTTCTTTACAGGTCAAACTAATACAAGTATTCCAGCAAATGCCTTGAGGCCATCTATAGGAATTACAATAGAAAATGCACAGTCTGGTGACTTTTTCTTTTTTACAGCCATTTCTGGTACTGCTTTTACTATTGAGGTTAAAAATGGTTCTAGTTTTGTAGATAGAAATTTTAAATATTCTGCAACAGGGTTTGGGCGTGGTAGTTAATTTTAAAGTAGGATATACTTAGATAAAAGTTGGATTAAGAAATGGCTCAACATGATTATGTAATAGACAACTCAACAGGAGCTAATGTCAGGGCTGATATTAATAATGCACTTTTAGCAATATCTTCAAATAATTCTGGATCATCTGCTCCTTCTACAAATTACGCTAGTCAATTTTTTGCTAATACTTCAACAAGTGTTATGCAGTTAAGAAATGCTGCTAATGATGGTCATCTTAATTTATTCACCCTTGCTGGCGCTCCAAAATTTCCTCTTGATGGAACGATAAATTCAGTAAATATAGGTAAAGGTGCAAACTCTGTTGCTGGTAATACTGTTCTTGGAGAAGGTGCTTTAGATGCTGCTGTGACGGGTGGAAAAAATACTGCTATAGGATTAAATGCTTTGACAACTCTTACATCTGGAGAGGCAAACACAGCAATTGGTAAAGATGCATTGGAAGCGAACACGACAGGATCAGACAATGTTGGTGTGGGCAAAGATTCTTTAACCACAAATTCCACTGGGTCAAGTAATGTTGGTATAGGACAAAATGCTCTACATACAAATTCAACTGCTTCAAATAATACTGCTGTTGGAAACGCCGCATTATTTGCAAACGAAACTGGTGCTTCAAACGTAGCCGTAGGTTCAGGATCTCTCAGAGATAACACAACTGGAAGTAATAACAATGCTATAGGTTTTAATAGTTTAGTTGTTAATACAACTGGAGCTAATAATACAGCTTTAGGGCATGGTTGTTTAGACGCTAATACGACAGCAAGTAATAATACAGCAGTTGGTTATTTAGCTTTAACTACAACCTCAACTGGCGATTCTAACACTGCTGTAGGTAGGAGTGCTTTATCAGGCAATACAACTGCTGGTGTTAATACTGCAGTGGGGATGAATGCATTACTTACTTGTTCAACAGGTGCTGAAAATACTGCAATGGGTTATGAAGCACTAGAAA